GACTTTGGCCCGTTGCGATTTTAGTAACCCTAAACATTTTTTCGTTGTAATTAACCAAATCACCATGCTGAAGTTTATCCTGATCAGCTGAGAGTAAGTTGATCATTGGAATTGACTCGTTAGGATCTCGTGCTTCGAGTACTTCTTCCTCATCTTCCTTTTCTTCAACTTGTTCAGTAACTTCTTCGGTCTCAGCTTTGGCTTCAACAGGTTTTGTTGCTTCAGAAACCTCTTCTGATTTCTCTTCGACTTCAGCATCAGCTTTCACTTCAACTTCCATTTCTTGAGGTTCATCAGATTTGATCTCTTCAACAACGTCTTCTTTTTTGTCTTGAGACATTGCTTCCTCCTCCGATGGACTAAAAGGACGTTCACTAACAGACTCCTCATTTTCCATGTTATGAATTGGAACACCCGTCATTGTGATTGAATGAGAGTGACCCTCAGCTTCTATCACGACTCCGCCCATAACTTTATGAGCGTGGTTGGACATATGAGATGCGTATGTAGTAACTCCGTTTCCTTGGTCATCCATTTCAACGGTATGATAATGTCCATCCTGTACATCGGTGATTCCAGCTTTTATACTACGCATCATCTTAATTTCTTCATCAGTCGTTTCAAACGACTTTGTAAATTCTTTATAATCTTTTTCAGAGTCAAAACTTTTACGAATTGAAAATAACGAATCTTGATTACAAGGAACACTGACAACTGATATCTCTAATAATTCAACATCAGTAATCATCATTGTATCATCATTACTATTATATTTTCCGTCTTTGACTCGGAAACCAACTGAAAAACTTTTTAAAGCGCCATCTTTTATTAAAGTCTGAACGCCATGATTCTTTTCTGCTGCTTCACTAACAGCGGCTTCGACAAAAATTCCTTTTTTATCCACAGTAATTTTATCAACCCTACCTATTGGATTGTCATGTTTATGTTGATAAAGTAAAACTGGGTTACGTCTATAATTCTCAACTCCTTTTGCCCATGCTTGTGCAGTAACTACATCGCCTGCGCGATCTTTAGTTATTGTATTAGCGTATCCAGCAATATTAAGAGATTTTGAACCCTTTTTGTAGGACTTAGTCTCGAAAGCACTGTTTAGGTATAATGTTTTGTTAGTTTTCATTATTTGCTTCCTCATTTTCTTCAGGTGTTTCCCCATCTTGCGGTCTTCCACCTTGGGTGGCGTCAGTTGCGCTACCTGTAATATTCTGTGGTATTCTTATACTATCATTATTTTCGAGTTTTGGAAATCTTAATCCCTCACGAGCTTCATTTGGGGTTATAATTCCTGTATTTACCAGAGTAGAATAATAAACTGCTTGAGTTCTATTGTCTGGTTGTAATGCAGGTACTTTTAACCTATCAGGTCTAATTGTAACTCCATTATTAAAGAAGTGACTAAAAGCTGAACAGAACTGTGTCAGCATTGGTATAACTGTATGTAAGTAAAATAACTTTTGATTGGCGTCTATATTTGCATTATTACCAGATTTTAGTAACACGTATGGCACACCTAGTGCTTTAGCCATATCCTGTTGTATTCTTTCTATTGAGTTTTCAAAATCTAACTGCTCAAATGATTTAGTTGAAAATTCATCAATTTTCAATCCTCCATCTAAAATTGCAGGATTTCTTGCACCATCAAAAATAGTTGTGTAAGTTGATCTCCAAGCCTCTAATAATCTTTGCTTTACTCTTTGTGATAGAATGGAGTCTGTGGTTAGTACAAATCCTGGCACAGCATTGTTTTTGAAAAACTGCCTTTGGAATTTAATCATGTAGTGATATAATTCCATTAATTTTAATAATGGTTTTAGTTTTGAAGTTCCTCTAAATATTGATTGGTCATTTTCAGCCATGATTTGAATTACTTCAGTAGTACCAAATTGAATTGCTTGGTCTTTTCGAGTTTGTTTACCTGCTCCAAAACCATAAAAATCTTGTGATTGTTGATTAGAAATCATATAGTTGTAATGAGATATGAAAGCTTTTTCATCGGGCACTACCTCAACATCATTAGCTGGTAATAAGTAGATGTCATTACCATCATAGTAAAAGAAAGCATTACCGTCTAATAAAAAATCTAAAAAGGCTCTTCTAAATAATCTTACTCTATCCTCAAATGGATTAGGTCTTATATTTAATAGCTTATTAACTTTTTTAGCAGGAGTTGCACCTTCAACAATCATAGGTATTTCTATACAAGCATTAATAATCATATCAACAGATCGATGAACTACTTCAATTTCTCTGTAGGCTTGTTCAAAATCAACGATTGTCTCTGGGGAGGCATAAGGCTCTAAAGAAGCAATTGAAGGCTGAGCAGGATTAAGTTTTAATCTATCTGCAACCCACTTTCTAAAACCTTTTATCTCTTCATTATCTGCCATTTTTTGCCTTTTGAATCTCTAACCAATTTTTTATTTTAGGTGCTAGATGATTTGAATAAGTTTGTCCGTAAATTGAGTGGAGTTGTTTATGATGACTTGAGCATAATGTAAATAAATGCTCATGACTTAGCTCTTCTTTACAATCTTCTGCAAATTGAACTCTTAATTTTTTTATATAGTCAACATCATCAATAGTAGTAACTTTATTTTTAATGCACCACTTATTGAATAACTCACTTACACTAAGTAAGTGATGTAATTCTAGTTTAATTTTAGAACCACATATATAACACTCGTCACGAAGTTTATAATCTTTTTTTATAAAATCTCTTATGTATTTTATAGGAAATCTTTTTAATTGATTCATAATACGATAATTTGACCCTGCTACCAAGTTAAATTTTTAAATTTTTCAACAACGTTCCATCTCATCAAAAAATGTTCAGGATTCTTGTTTAGTCCAACATCACTTTCAGGTAAATTTAAGATTTTACCGCTTACCGTTTTAAGCCTGTTTATATTTAGTGCTTGTTTAATCCAATAACTAATCATAATATCATCACCCCTTTCTGGATAACCAGCATTAATAATATTATCACGTATTAAATTTAACACATCTTGTTTCACAAGTATAACAGCTCCTACTAAAAAGTCAACATAATCATCAATACACCAATGATCTTTTAATTCTAAATAAGATGTTGCCTTAGCAACCCCACTTTTACCATAAATACCTACAATTGGTTCATTTAGTTTAAGCATTTTATCAATTAATGCTTTATGGGGTAAAATATCATCATCTAAAATAAGTTTAAATTTTTCTGGATATTGAAAACACCGTACCCATCTGTCCATACACTTTAAGTTATTTTTATTATTTATAATATCTATTGTCTTATAATCTTTTCCAGATTTAATGTCTATGCCAGGTAATTGAATACTATTATCAGGATTATTATTTATAATTGTAATTGGGTAAAAACCTTCAAAAGCTTTTACAATCTGTAAAACATTATCTGATCGTTTGTAATTTAAAATAAGGATTCTAACCGTGGGCATAAATAGATATATTACTCATTTTTGAATGTGTGTATATAGCATATCTTATAGCATCACATGGGTGCGAAGTCCAATCATGGACAGGTTTGGGAGTCTCAGTATTTGGATTCCATCTATAAGTGCTCATCGCAGAAAAACAATGACTTGACCCTAAAGTATCAAAAAATAAATTATCTTGCTCTATCAGCACTTGTAAGTAATTAATACCGTCGTTAACTGATTTTACTGCATTTTCACAATAAATATCATAATCGTATGCAAAATCAGCTTTTAGTTGCTGGGCCGCAGAGTCTATGTAAATAGTATCTATGTTCCACTCATCCATTTTTTCTTGAATACGGGCAGCTAGTTCAGAAGTAGTAGATTCTTTTGATACATATTCATCTATAATATAATAAGACTTACCATCAAACCCAATAACAACGAATACATTATCATCACGATACCCAACATCGAGTCCTGCAATAACTTCAGAAAACCTTTCACCAACGAACTCACCAATGTGTTTACCCTCATCAAGTGATTCATATATTTGTGCTTCAGTGGTGGTCCACTCACATTCATATTCTTGAGCGAATAGGGCTCTGGATATGGCTCTTTTAGCTTCTTTTACATCATTTTCTGATAGTAGAGGGTTTGATCTCCAAGTAAATAACGCAGAGCCCCAATCTGAGTACTCTTGATCTGAGCCTCTTAAATAGTAGTTGTATAAATAGTTACCTTTACCACGAGGTGTTGATATCCATAAACAACGAGAGTCCTTAAAAGTTGAAAGGGCAGGTCTTAAATCACGAGTAAAATATTCTTCATTTGGTATAATTGCAGCTTCGTCAACGATTAATAAATTAGCAGCTCTACCTACTAAAGAATCACGATTGTTCGCTGATAGTAACCTAAATACAGAGCCATTTATAAGTCTAACGACCTTATCCTTTTGGTTAAATCTATCTACTTCAATTTCAAGTTGTTTAATTAGATCAGTTACATAGTCCCATATTATAGAAGAAAGAGAAAAGTTAGGTGCTACGACCATCACTTGTTGCCCTGGTTCAAGTAATTTACCAAAAGCCAGAATAGCTGCTGCATAGGATTTACCTGTACGACGTGCAGCAATGTGAACAAAAAATCTATTTTCATTCAGCCCATCGATCATTGCTTTTTGAGATTCATTAAATTTTACGGGAACAGGAAGTTTGGTGAGGAGCTTATCTATGCTTAGTCTGAAGAAACTCATTTAGGAAAAACATTAACTATCATAACTATAAAGGCGGTTACACTAGCTATAGCACCGCCTACCCAGAGAAGAGTTTTTAAAGAGGTTCTACCTTTAGTTGCCAACTCGCTGACCCCTTCTAACTTATAATGCATTGCTTTTAGCTCGCCTCTGATTTCATTCATTGTTTGCATAATATTATTATAACGTTCTTCGCACACAGCTTCGTGTGCTGTCATATTAGCTTTATTAGATTGCGAACGTTCATGCAATCTATCTAGCTCACCTTGAATTTGATCTAGTTCTCTAACATTGTCTGCCATTACACGCTCTACGTTTTTATAATATACTGCACAACTTGAGAAGGTAATGTGGTATTTACACTAAACGAATCAATAGTTAAAGCTGGTATACTGTGCGTATGTGCTGATGTGTTAACAGCAGTTACTGCAGTTGACTGTGAGGAGTCTTTAGCTGATGTTGCAAATGTTGCAGTTGTTGTAGAAACTGACTGTGTTGTAGACCCTGTAGTTCCAGTTGGTGTGGTTGCATCAGTTTTGTTAGCTGAAGCCATGACGGCTGAAGCAGCAATACCTGTGGTAGCAGCACCGAGTGAGGTCATGTTTGATCCATACCCTAAGGGCACTCTGTCCCTTAAGTCTGGAACATTAAAGTTAGACGAACCGTCTCCAACACCGAAGGATGTTCCTATTGTAGCGAACAATCTTGCATATGTTGATCTACTGATCGCAGCATCATTGCACGCTAACCACCCTGTAGGGGCAGTTGTATTTCCAAAAGCTACTATTGTACCTGATGGGACAATTTCTATACCTCCAGCAGACGATCCGTCATGTAGTATAATGGCGTCAGTTGCGGTATCAATTGATATTTCTCCGACTGCGCCTGTAAATGAATTATTTTGAGACGTTGTTCCACGTCTGAATTGTAATTGAGTTGGCATTTCTCATTCTCCTTAAATTAGCTTAAAGCACCTAAATCTTGTCCATCCACCGATCCACTCGGTTGTGATAGCATATCAAATTGTGTCAGGCCTCCAGTGGTTTCACCAAAAGCATCTGTAGCAACGTTAGCGGTATCTAGCAGTCCATAGTCTCCTGTTGGAAATGCAGATGTGGTTGAACCAGTTGACTGGCTAGTTCCATCTGCGAATATTAATGCACCAGCACCTATTCTTATGTTCCCACCTACCACTAATGCATCAGTGGCTGCTGGGTTAGTGTTTGCAACCGCCAGGTATGTACCAACAAAAGCGTTTCCTGATATTCCTACGTTTGCAGTAACATCAACGTTACCTGTAACTTTGACTCCAGTTTGCTGAGTCTTTAAATGTTCGTTTCCACTATAGTAAACTATAGATTCACTTGCAGAGCCGTCAGCTCTAAAATAAACTTCTGTTCCCCCAGAGCCATCATCTGTCTGAAGTATAATATCTTTATCATCAGCAGAGTTAGTAACTGTTAAATCACCAGTTAAATTATCAAACGTTCCAGCGCTTCCACTATGTGCGATAACTAAGTCATCGCCTGCACCAGCAATAAATTTACCACCATCACCTACATGGACATTACCTAGAGTAGAACCATCACCTACTGTTACAGTGGCGTTTGCGGCTACTTCTAATTTGTCTCTAGCATCTATCCCTAGACCGCCCATAAAGGCTGACAATTTTGTGCTCATTGCGTTCCTTTCATACTCGTATAACTGAGTATATCAAATTTTTTTCAGTAGACCAAACTTTTATGATAAAGCACCTAAATCTTCAGTTGCAAGAGAACCAGAGGGGTCAGTCTTCATGTCAAAAGTAGTTAAACCCGCAATCGCAGTACCAAACGCATCAGTTGCACTATTAGCTGAATCTAAC